TCAGAGCTGAGAAAGCAGGTTATTCTATTGCAGTTGCAGGTCAAATGACGGGTAATCATCCTACTGAAAATAAAATAGTCATGGGATCAGTGCCTATCTATCACAAAGCAGAAATGACAGTTCATGATGAAACGCTTGTTCAAGACTGGTCTGACAAGATGGAAAAGAACAGACAGATATTGAGAGAAAAGCACAACATCCCAGTAGTTGTTGAAAATTTAAAAAATAAAGTTCTCTGTATAATACCTACTAAGGGAAGATATTTTTCAACACTTCCTCTTGCTATTCAAGGCGTGATTACTCAATCTGTTCGACCAGATAAACTAATCATTTATGATGATGGCGAACATAAAGATCTTAGAAGTAGTGCAATATATCAGTATTTCTTCAGGACGCTTGATGATGTGGGCATAAAGTGGGAGGTTGCATTTGGGAGAGGTGAAGGGCAACATCATGGTCATCAAAAAGCTAATACGTCAGACTACGGTTTTGTTTGGCGGTTAGACGATGACACAGTTGCAATGCCTAATGTTCTCGAAAAGCTTCTTTCTCATATGGATAGTGATGTTGGTGCTGTCGCAGGTTCTGTTATTATGCCCGGAGCCGAAGCTAAAGCTAATGAATATGCATTGTCTCTCTTGGATGTAAATCGACTGCCCAATATTCAGTGGGCTAAGGGTGCAGGGATTGTTGAAGTTGAACATCTTTATAGTTCATTCTTATATCGTACAAATATTGTAGATTACTGTATGGAGTTGTCCAAGGTCGCACATAGAGAAGAGACGATATTTTCTCATAGGCTATTTCAGGCTGGGTATCGGCTATTAGTTGATCGGTCGGCTGTCACTTATCATTATCGCAATCCAGAAGGCGGAATAAGGGAAGGCTCAGACAAGAGCAATTGGGATCATGATGAAGAGATCTTCAGGAAAGAGCTCGGCAAGATGGGATATAAAATGATAGCTTTATCCCATGGCTTGGGCGATCATTTATGCTTTGCTAATATTGTTCCTGAGTTACTAAAGCGATGCAAAAAGCTTGTGCTATTTTGTGTTTTTGCTGACGTATTTGAAGGTATTGATAACGTCGTCACAAGGCCTCTTGGTGAAGCGGCTGCATTTGGTATTAAAGAGACGGGTGTGTATGAATGGATGACAAAGTACAACTGGAAAAGGAGCATGTTGAAGGCGTATGAACAACTTTATCTTAATTAGTCCATGGAGTAGGATGCTGAGGGATAAATCATACAATCCCAAGAACTATCCCTTCTGGCCAGAGGTAGTTGAAGTGCTTAAAGACGATTATGACATAATACAAATTGGTATTAAAGAAGAAAAACAATTAGTTTCCGATTTTAGGCCTAATTTAAAACTTAAGCAGATTGGAGAGCTACTACTTGACGCTCATTGTCACACTTTTATATCTGTCGATAATTTCTTGCCTCATTTGGCTCATTTGGTAGGTAAACAGGGAGTTGTGCTTTGGGGAATATCAGATCCCAATATATTTGGCTACCCAGAACATAAGAATCTTTTAAAGGCTAGAAAATATTTACGTGAAAATCAATTTGGCATTTGGGACGGTATCACTTACGACAAGAATGTCTTTGTGCCTCCTGAAAAGGTTATAGAGACAGTGAGAGGTTTATAATGCTATTTTTTGTTAGAACTACCAAGGGAAGCGTGATTTACGCTAGGTTAAAGAATCCAAGCGGTCAGTATTGGGATTTTTCTGCGTTAGCTTGGGTTTCAATAGAGAATCCTAATTGTAAAATTCTTCTTTTTGAGTATGCCGACAGTGATCCTCTTGAGAGTCTCTATATGAATGATGCTGACATTCCTGTTGGAGGACCGTGGATCGAAGAAGCAGTAGATGATACAGGTTCGGTGATAGCTTTTGATGATAGAGTGATGGGTGAATTACAATCAATTCCTAATTCATCTTCAACACTTCAGGAAAAACTCGAATTCATATTTCAATATCTTGCAGGTAAAAGAACGGCAACTAGTGTGTTAGAAACGATGCATACTAGCAGTGGTGCAGTTTTGGGTACAGCTGCGTTGTCAGACGATGGGGTTACGTTCACTAAAGAAAAGGTAAACTAATACCATGGATGAAAGACAACGCAGGATGTTGGTTCTGCCGGCTCCTCATGGCGGTTTGGACAAACGTGACAGAACTGAAATAGGGATTTTCTATTCATTTCTTTATTACGCAATTAGGATTATTCCGAAACCAATGAGAGCACTGTTTGTGTCATGTGATCATAAACCTATCTTTTTTGTATCGAAAAAAGGCGAAAATGTATTTAGATCATTACGAAAGACAAGCCAAGACTGTTAATTTAGAATTTAAATTGACGAGGTCTGACGAGAGAATCGAATGAATATTATTTTGGTTAAGACAAGAAAAGACTATGAAAAGCCCGGCCACAAGTATATTCGTCGAATTAGACGTCCAGATGGCACATTTCATTACGTTTATAAAGAAACACAACCAAGACAGCAGAAGATTATTCCTATAAAGCGAATTAAGAAGATTGAAGAAGTAGCTGCAATCACGCCTAGAAAAGAAGCTTTCCAACCTGCTGAGAGGGAAAAGGGCGTATCTTCAGTCAATATGAGGATGATGAAGACGTCGGACAATTATTTCAATTTGACAGCCGAACAACGTCAGTCTGCCTTGAATCAGGGAAAAGAAAAACTTCAGTCGTTCGTAAAATTCTTGGGTGATCATGGACTCACAGATAGAGCTAAGTTCAGAGATTTCACACATACATCTAACAGAGAAGTGTTGGCAAAATATTTCGGTCTAACAGATCATGAGTTTAATTCTGAATCTGGCGATAAATTGTCGAATTACGTAAATGTATCGTTTAGTAAAGACGGTCATTACGTAACGCTTAATTATGCTGACAACTTCTTCTTCAATTCAATCAATAAAGAAATGGATCAATCTCGTAAGCCGAAGTGGTCATTGCAGATGAGAATGTCTCGTGGTATTACATTCGATACTGAAACGGGAGACGTTGTTTCGTTTCCATATGAGAAGTTCTTCAACATGAATGAGTATTTAGATGGTAATTTGGCGAATTTAGCTAAGAAGATGTCTGAACAACCCTTTCTTGCTTCAGAGAAGGTAGATGGTATTCTCATTCAAGCTTTTTATGATAAGCACAACGATTCAATCAGATTTGGAACTAGAGCTCAATTAGATCCTGAGACAGATGATAAGGGCTTTCTACAGACTGCAGAAAGTCTCATGAAAAAGACAGGACGATATGAAGACGTGAAGCAACAGCTGAAGGCTGGTAAGTCTATGATTCTTGAGCTTATTGATCCGAAGTATCGCGTTGTTGTGGGATATGGTAAACAGAGTGCTCTATTTCTTCACGGTGTTAGAGATCTTAAAACGTCTGAAATGATGAATTTCAAGGAAACGCAGGCATTAGCTAAGAATTTTGGCATCGAAACGCCCAACACACATGAATTCAAGAGCTTTGAAGAACTAGCCGATTTCCAGAAGAATACTAAAGAAGATCTAGAGGGATTTGTTCTCAGGTTTCAAGATGGTTCTATGATAAAGGCTAAAACTGAGTCTTATTTTGCAAAACTAAAGGGATTGAAGGCACTTTCGTACAAAATCATTGGTGAAACTATTCTCAATGGTGATGATTGGAATGAATTTAAGTATGAACGCATAAAGTCTGAGGAATTATTTGATGTCGCCGACAAGTATCGAGCTGACATCATGAAACAGAGTGATTCATTCAACCGCTTCTTGACAGGATTTGCAGATAAGATCATTGCTGCTTCTGACTGGGAAAAATATGGCCCTCAAGAGAAAATGCAGACTCAGACTGAATTTGGGTTTGCTTATCAGAAGGCTGTTAAAGACGGTACGATTGATCCGAAGAGATTCAAGCCTGAAGATTTTCGTATGGCAATCAATTATCTTATCAATGCTCGAATGAAGAACGACAAGAAAGATGTTGATGGATATAACAAAAAACTGATGGCTTTAACAGTTGATGCCGTGAAGACTGGGAGCTGGATGGGATCTAAGCTTAACGAACTAGAACGAGCATATACTGAAATGACATTACTGAAAGACTTCGGAGGTTCTCTCGGAAGTCCAGCTACTGGAGGCGGAGAGACTACAATGGGAGGACTTGGTGATTTATCCTCCGACAAAGGTTTTGTACGTCCAATTGATCCAGAAGAGAAAAAGAAAAGAGAGAAACAATCAAGATGGCCATAATTGAACAATTGAAAATAGGACGAGTTATTGTGTTTGATTCTATGCTATTCAAGAATCGATGGGCTTTTTGTATTGATAAGAATCTTGATGAGCAAATTGTCTACCGAGGATTATTTGGACTCAAAGCTATTGACAAAAAAACTTTCCTCGGTTTCGCTAGAATTATAGATATATTTAATTATGCCGGTAGAGATTTGACTGACGAAGAAAAAGTTCTCTTGAAGAAGGCTCATAAAACTGGAGTCATGAAGTTTTGTAGTGATGTTGAGCAATATGTTGATGAACTTTTTAAACTAGCAGGAATTAAGATATTTTTTAATCCTGAGGGATGGGCTTATGAGAATATTGTTGAAGGATAACGTTCAGTTCGTAAAAAAGGCACAGTCTTACGGTGTACCGAAGACTCAGCAGGTAAAAGGAACATCTGCGAGGTCTACTTTGGGACTTGAACGTCCAGGACATAAGTACATCAAGAGAGAAAATCTTGGTGGAGGAAAGTATCGTTACATCTATGAGCAATCTCAAGGTAAGAAAGCCCCTTCAGATAAAGATACATTGGCTATGGTTGAAGATTTCAAGATGGCAGTGTCGCAGGATAAACAATACAAACGATACGCTAAGTATTTTGATAGATCAGATTATAGTAATGCTACAAAGGCAATTGCTGCACGAGGTGAAGATGTCACTCCAGATTCTTTCTTGAGTGAACTCGATAACTTGACTCAAGTTCTTGGAACTAAAGTTTCTCCTTATCTTCCTGTTGCTGTGGCTGCTAAAGAATACAAGACCATGTTCAACATGGCTGGCAATCGAACGACTGAATATAATAATAAATTAAAGGGCGATCTTGATAAACAACAAATAAGTGCTGCTTCTAGATCTGATAATAATCTAGCTCAGTTAAAAGCCGCTGGTATTAATGAACAACAGCTCAATGAGTTCAAGAAGAACCCTCGTAAGATAAAAGATCTGATGGATAAGCTTAAGAGAACGTACGACAGTTTTGCAAATAAGGGTTAAGGAGACTCTAATGT